TTGGGGTAGATGCCCATGACCTTGCCCTTGCCCCAGCCGACAAGGTAGATCGAGGTATTGTCCGAGCCCGTGCCCGAGCAATCGATCACGTTGTCAGCGGCGACACCGGAGAGCGAGTTGAGGCGATTGGCGATGCCCACGAACTCTTCGGGAACGGACGGAGAGCCGTAGAAGAGGGTCGTGGAGAGCTTCTGACCGTGGCTCTCGATATGAGCCCGAGCCTCGTTCGCACGGTTGACCGGGACCATTCCCAGGCCACCCGTTTCGGCAACGATGGCGTCCATCTCGCTCTTGGAGCGGAAGATGGCGCAAGCGTCATCGATCTGCGCGGACGTGGAGCTCGTGCCGCTCGTGCCGGTGTTGGCGATGGCCGCGGACACCGTGGGCAGGCTGGTGCGGACGGACGTGCGGTTGCCGTCGTCGAGGTTGCCAGCCTCCCAGGGGATGTCATCCAGAATCGCGTTGGTCTGGTTCAGGACTTCAGCGATCGCCGCAGCGTCCCCGTTGGGATCGATGGTTTTGAGGACGTTGGCGATCGACAAAGCGCCAGTCGTGAGAGCGCCCATGAAAAGCCTCCTTGGTTATCCCTGCTCCGAGGCGGCTTTTGCATGGCGTAGCCCTTGAGGGGCGCGGCCTTGCGGCGTATCAGCGAAGGGTCGGTTACCGTTTCGTTTCTCGAAACTCCTAGTTCAAACCTGCGCCCATCGTCATCCAGCCTTCAGGTGGCGCACATCCCTGAAAGCCTTCCCTGTTCCCCGCTGCGTTCGGTGGTGCCTGCGGCAGCGTTGGGGAATCAGTTCACTGCTTACGCGCCAAACTTCCGGCTGCACGCGATCTTGGACAGATAGATCAAGCGAGCGGAGCCGGCCGAAAGATCCTTGAAACCGAAGTACGGGATCAGGTCAATCGCGGTCGTCAGGGCCGCGCCCGTGGTCACCAGCACTTCGTTGATGTAGAACCTGGGGATCAGGCTCGAATCGATGTCGATGACGAAGTGATAGTTCGTCGCCGCCGCCACCGCTGCAATCGAGGTGCAAGCCGTCTCGGTGTCCACGTTCGTGGCCGAGGAGACGGTGTGCCAGTACGTCGGGGACGTCGAAGCCGCCGTGTCGAGGATGATGAACGCCTGATCCGTGTCCGTGGTCACGGTGGGAGTGTTGGTCTTCTTGAATCCAGCCCAGATGACGCAGGACGTCACCGCTGCGGGAGTCTGGAAGCAGCACTCAAACCGGCTCTGCTGATCGGTGCCCCAGGTCGTGACCGCCCAAGCGGACTGCTGGGTATCGAGGTGCGGCAGGACAATCGAGCTGTCGTTCTGCGCTCCGTGGGTGCCGATGGTCGCGCCGCCTTCCACCCACAGGGCGGTATCGGCGCTGACGGCGTTCGTGCCGAGCAGTTCAAAGTCGGTGTTCGCCACTTCGCGGGTGGCTTCCGTGCCGCTCGCCATGTCCGCATTGACCTTGGGGGCGCGGTTGAACCGCTCCACGAGCTCATAGCGGTCCTTGCACATATTGAGGCCGCGGATTTCAACGGGGTATCCGGAGCCTGCACCGTTGGGGCCGTTCACCACCACCGCCTTGCGGTTCTCTTCCCAGCGCATCGTGAATGCGCCGTTGTTCATGGTGATCTCGCCGTCGAGATCCAGGCTGCGGAAGCTACGGGGTCTGGTCATACTCGCTTCTCCTTCAGCGGCAAAAACCGCTTCCAAGAAGCGCTGCGTTGCAGGCGTTGCACATTGCGCGGCCTACGGCGTTACCCAAAAGTTTCTATAGCCGGGGTTGATCGTCCCCCGAGAGCAATCTCAGGAACATCGGTCGTGCCAGGTGAAGCGCCTTGCGTTCCCGCAGGGTATCCCACAGAAGCAGCGCCCCTTTGCACAGCGCAATGAACCGCTTGAGCAGTTCATCCACCGACTTCTCCTCAAGACCGTCCTTTTCAAAGCTCATTTACTTCGTCTTGTACATGGACTCGAGGCCACCCGTCTGAGGCGGCTGGACCACTCCCTTGCCCGCCACGAACTTGTCATCCTTCGTCGCATCGTGGATGTTGTGGAGCATCTCGAGGAAGCCGGGATCCCAGTGGTAGCCCGCCGCCTGGATACGCTCCATCAAGCCTTTGGGTGCGAAGCGTTCCATCACCTGAGTCACCGCTTCGTTCGTGGCCTTCAGATTCGCGCCTCCAAACTTGGGATGCGCTTCGATCGCCTTGCGGTTGGCATCCACGCTCGCCTTGTGCTGGCCGAGGAGGGAATCGTGATAGCCCTGGACCAAGCCGCTGCGCTCTGCCAGTTCCGCCTGGGCAGCTTCCGCGGACAGGCCCCGCTTCTCCGCAGAGGAGCGAAACGCATCCACGTCAGCCGCCTGGAGCTTGGAGCCATCGGGCAGCTTGAGCTTGGAATAGTCCACCTTGACCGCTTCGACCTTGGGGGCCGCCGCATCCGCAGGAGGCTTGACGTCGCCCATCAGGGTGGGCTTAGTGTCAGCCACAGGAGGCGCGGCAGCAGCCGGGGCCGCAGCAGCGGGAGCAGGAGCAACCACAGGCGCGGGCTTGACCTCACCGGCAGCAGCCGCCGCGGGAGGGGGAGCCGTGACCACGGGATCAGCCATTCATAGTCTCCTTGATTTCCCAGCGGACAATACGATCCTTTTGTCTCTGCGTCAGATTGGCAATCTTGGACTTTGGGTAGAACCCAACAACGTGATTCTCTCCCCAACCGACGAACATGATGCTAGTAGCGGCCGTGGTGTTTGAAGCCGCCGCAGTCCATGCCGCCATTTCAGGTGCAGCCACAACAGGGGCTACCTTCGGCAGAATGCCCAACTTCGCGGCGATGCCTGCACCCGCCAGCCCGAACAGCTTCTTGAAGAATCCACGTCTGTCGTCGCTCACTTTCTCTCCTCGTTAGCTTTCCTATTCGCTTCTTCCATTTGGTCCCGTTTCATGTCCTGCGCGATCTTCATGAGCGTTTCCGGTGCCGCTTGCATGATTTCCCCGAAGATCCAGTGGCCGACGTCCTGCCGCCCTGCGTTACGGTGAATCTCAGCACTTGGGCTCCAGATCGATTCAAAGATCCGGCAATGACTAAGTAGTCGGCAGGCGAGGACGTAACCGTCAGCGGTAGCGAGGACGTTGCGGAGGCCATCCAATTCCGCTTTCCGCTTCTGTTCGGCTTCCTTCCGGGCCTGGGCATCTTGCTCCTCACGCGGATCCTTCCTCATGCCGCGCCAACCAGCTGGCCAGCCTTTGCTTTCTGGATCAGTTCCGACAGGGCGCTAGGCTCGCTCGTCTGGGCGCTGGCGAGGTCCTTGACCGCTCCAGCGCCCGCCTTGGCCTGTTCCGCCATCGCTGCGGCCTGCTGCGCCTGTGCCCGCTGCTGGCGAGTCGCCGCCACCATCTCAGGGGGATTGAGGCATTCCGCAGGCACGCCGAGCGCGGTAGCCACCTTCTCCACCATCTTGTCGACGTTCAGGGTATCGAAGATTTGCGGGTACACCGCGGCGAGATTGACGGCGAAGCCCGAGAGCTCGTGATAGCTGGACAGGCCGATCGCCTTCTGAGCCTGAGCCATGATGCTGACGTACTGGACCGTGAGGGACGCGCCCATCAGTTCATCGGGAGCAGGAGGAATCTGACCCTGCTTCACCATGATGGCGAACATGATTTCAATCAAGGGATCGAGGAAGTCCTGATTGAGTTGCTCCAGCACCGGCCCGACGCGCAAGAGCTTCTCCTGCTGACGCACCCGGATCTCTTCCGCCGTGATCTGTCGGCGGTCGGAGTCCGTCATCATCAGGAACAGGTCTTCCAGATAGACCCGCTTGATGCGCGAGCGAAGCTGCTCCTGCATCTGATCGAGTTCCGCAAAGCGCGGATCGATCTGGTAAAGCGCACGCCATCCGCCCTTTTCCTGCGATCCCTCGTCGGTGTAGGTGGTTTCCCCCAGCGCACCGATCTTGACCCGCTTCATGCTGTTGGGGCCTACCGTGGGCGGGAAGATCACCTGATCCACCGCCTGCATCCTGCGGACTTCCCCATGCTGAAGCTGGTTGTTGTCCCCGAGGGCCGTCATCCCCGGGCAGCTGGTGCCGTAGACATCCTCGCCGTAGACCTTCCACCGGGGGCACAGGAGGGGGAAGTAATCGTAGCCGCTCTCGCGCAGATACTTTTCCTGATCCTCTGCGTCATAGCCATCGGTGCCGCCGGCAGCAGACGAGCGCCCCATCTCGTAGTAGCAGGAAGCGTACTTCTTGTACTTGGAAAGCGCGGACTTCGGCTTGTACTCGGGGTTGGGATACACGAAATGGCAGATATCCACCGTGGTTTCAAACTTCCCCTGGACCCATTCGTTCTTGATGCGTGCGGAGAACTTCGACCAGTCGATGTCTCCCCCCGGCTCCTGGCGGCCGAAATCATCCACGAGATTGCGCACCGTCATGGGGAATTCGCGGTAGTAGGTATTGACCTTGCCCTTGCGATCGGCAGCGATCCAGTAGGATCCCAAGGGGAGCGATTGCGTCCAGATGACGGTATCGGGATCCTCTTCGATCCACATGGGAGCCGTGGCGTAGTCCCCGAGATCCTCATAGACCGCAGGAGCAGACTTATAGAAATTCGAGCGCAGCAGCACCTTGCGCATCCGCTCCGTCACTTCATCCAGCCATTCCTTGACGGCGTAGACTTCGGAGAGCGACGCATCCCCGATGGACAGCTGGAACCACGGCCGAGCGGGAGACGTGATGCCCGCCATCATCCCAGCCGATAGGGTCTGCGCGGCAGTCGTGGCCGTGCAATCCATGATCTCCTGATCCTGGCGTTCTCCCCGGTTGTTGTCGTTGGTGAGCCAGCGCACCGAATCCGGCCGCGTGACAGTCGCAATCTGACGCCAGCGGGATTCATGGGACTGCCGGGTATTCTTCATCTGCGCAGCGAGGGCGTTGAAGCCCTGGCGCTTGGTGTAGACCCGGTTCTCTTTGTAGCTCATCTAGATTCCCAGCAGCCCCGAGGTCGTTGGAGCCGTACCCCCCGTGCCGCCCAGCGATGCCTGAGCAGCCGCAGCATCCGAAGGCCGAGTGGATGCCGCATAAGCGCGGTTGCGGGCTCTCAGCGCAGAAGCCGCCTGACTCGCTTCCGTCTGCTTCTGCTTGTCGAGCGCCTGCTGCTGAAGGGCAGACTGTGACCGCGCCTGATCGTTCTTCGCGTGGGTGGCTTCGACCTTGGTGTCATGCGCAGCGGTAGCCTGGTAGCCGGTCGTGCCGATAGCAGCCGCTACGCCGATGATCGCCGCAGTAACCGCCATCAGCGATCAAGCCTCCGACTCATGATCTTGTCTTGGAAGTCGTAGCCCATGCGGACTAAGATTTCACTCCAATCGTGGGCTGCTTTGACGTGGTGATAGGCTACCTGCACCCCTTCAGCGCGAAGCTGTTCATCGCACCACGCAATGAACGATCTGCCGAAGCCACGGCGTTGACGGCTGATGAAGATCACATCATTCGCAGCCTGGAACGATTTGCGGTAGTGCGGATTGTGCCGGACGAAGTAGCAGTTGTAGCCGATCAGGAGATGGTCTTCAGCCCGGGCCGTGAAGATGCGCAGCGCACCGTTGGCCTGGACCGTGAAATACTGGCTCCAGTCGGGGTCAAGTTCGATATCCAAGTAGTGCGCGACTTCCTGATAGTGTTCGCGCAGCAAGGGAGCGATTTCGAGAATGAGGGCGTCGGTAAGGCTTTCTTTCTGGAAGGTCGTGATGGCGCGTTCCGCGTCAACGCTCAACTCAATCCCCCGAGGCTCTCGTTGGACCTAAATCTAGCATAACATTGGCATATTGCAAATGAAATCGTGAAGTAATTGGCATATTGCGAATACGCGCTAGGCGTCGATTTGGCGCGTCGTAGCCGTTCTGTGTGTCTGTAGACGGTTTAGGTGTCAATGCGTCAGACAGGCAGCCAGCCAGTTAGGCTAGTTTTTGCTTTAGAACGTGAGATGTGCCGTAAACCGATAGGCGGCGATATGCACTTGGCTGTTGAGTTGACAGAATACCCACACGCCATACTCATGGGCCTTGAGATGCTCCAGGGTATTGGCTCCTTTGGGATACACCTTGCCCACCCCATAGGTACGCCCGCCTAGGGTGATGCTCCAGCGGTATTTCATCGGCCGTTCCTGAATCTCGACACATCGGCCATGCTCTTGGCTTCCGGCCCGCGGGTCAGGTCGATCACGTCCTCCTGATAGACCTCGAATGCATGAGTGAGCGCCAGGGCATCGGCCATGTCGGGCGAGAATCCGAGGCGCTTCTTGATGTCATCCTTCGATTCAATCTGGAGCCTGTTGGCTGCATTCGAGTTGGCGTAGGTGGGTGAGGACAGCTCCGCGATCAGCGTCTCGTTGTTCGGCAGCTTTGCTCCACCCTTGACCCATTCGGCCATCTTGAACCACATCTCAGCGCGGAGATTCAGGAACTTCTCGTTCGAGGGCTTCCACGAGAACTTGACCCCTCGAGCGTCGTAGCCCGCATCCTGAAGCCGGGACAGCACCTCGCCGCCATACCCGCCCGTCACGTCGACAAAGCACGCAGCCGGCCGCCACTCATTCCACAGCGTTGCGATGTTGTTGGCGAAGGTCTTCTCAGGGATGCCCGCGTAGACCTTGGGCTCCCAACTCATAAGCCCCTGACGCTTGATGACCACGGACCTGTCCCCACCCGTCCAGGCGACGTCTACCCCCAGGATCCGCGGGGCGTATTCGTACATGGTGGGCTCGAGAAGGACGTTGACCGCCGCTCTGCACGCTTCCTGCGGGATCAGCGCATTGTCATCCGAGGCCCCAAAGTCGCACAACATTTCCTGCTTGAACTGGCTGGGCGTCATGCTCGCCCGCATCCGCTCGACTTCCTCCTCTGGCAGCGCCTTGGTGTCGAGGTAGGTATAGGACTTGGCAAACCACGTCGCATCATGCAGGCCATCGAAGTAGAGTTTGCTGAACAGGTTGATCCCGTGAGGCGTGCCGATGAACAGGACCCAGCCTTGACGATCCGCCAGCGCAGGGAGCAGCACTTCTCCCCACAGTTCCATTTTCATCTGTGCGACTTCATCCACCACCGCGCCGTCGAAGTAATACCCGCGCAGCGAGTTGGGATTGTCCGCACCGAAGAGGCGAATCTTGGCCCCGCTTAGGCCAGCCTCCACGGGGAACTTGACTGAGAGCTCCGATTCATTGACGATCGCTCCAGGCACGCGAGTGGCGTAGGCTTTCAGGTAATCCCACGCGATACCCTTGGCCTGCTTGAGTTCCGGGGCGATGTAGGCGTATTGACCGCGCTCCCGGGGACACTTGAGCGCCTCATGAATCAGCTTCATGATGGCGAGCAGGGTTTTCCCTCCGCGGCGATGCACCACGAGGACGGCAAAGCGCAGGATGTTCCTGAAGACGAAGGCTTGCCAAGCGCGAGGCGTGAACCCGAGCTTAATCCTTACTTCTTCCATCGTCGGACTTCGGCTCCGGGTCGATCACTCCGGTTTCGATCACCACGCGGATAGGATCCCCGCCCTGCCCAGTTACTTCCACTTGCTGGCGAGGTTTGCCATAGCCGTACTCCATGAGCTTGACGAGCGCGGCAAGTCTGACGGAATGCTCTCGTGCGGACTGGATGAACTGGAGGAGCTTATCGACGAAGAATAGCCCGCCTTCGGTCTTCTCCATGATGATGCGCTTTAGTTCCACTTCATCCTTAGATCGCCCCCCAGGATTGCCGGAGACGCCCTTGACCCAGTTTGGATTTCCAGCCATACAGCTAATAAGATCTCAAATAGACCTAAAAAAAACTCATGTCCCCAACTGCGCCTTCGCCTCGAGCTCACAAATCCGGGTATTGAGCCGGTCGATTTCATTCATCGCGGTATTGAGTTCCGCTCTCAGCTGCTTGTTCACTTCGCGGGCTCCGTCGCGTTCGGTCTTCAGCTGTCGTATCCCCGCAAGCTGAGTCTGACAAAGGGCCATCGCGCTATCGAGATCGCGCCGCAGGGTCATGAGGCGATTCTCAGACATTGGAGATCACCGCAATCTCATGACCAACGGGGATTGGCGAATCCATCCACGGAAGATCATCGAAGATCGAGTTATGCTGGTTCAGTAGATCCGCGATCTTGGCGAAATGCCCGTCAGGTGGGATCCGCTTCGCCCAATCCGCCAGCGTGAGAACAGACCCAGGGATGATGATCGGCTTCGGCGTCCATACTTCACCCAGCCCGAAGAACGAGAAGAAGGACTTGGGCTTGATGATCGGCGCTGCGACAACGGCGGCGGTCCCGCCAAGCAGCATCCGCAGGAATCCGCGGCGGCTAGTTTCCATGCGTCACCCTGCCACACAGCGCCCAGCACGCGAGAGCCATCACCACCGCAATGATCGCCATCCCCACGAGCAGCTTGACCATGTTGCGCCTGCGATGCTCGATCTCCCAGGCTTCCAGTTCCGGCCATTTCTTCGGGTACTTCGGCGGGTAGCGTTTCGTAGTCTCCCCCTTCAGGCCCTTGCTTTCACTCTCGGCCCATTGCCGCTGCTCATCGGGATTCAGCATGACCGTGGGATCCACTTTGGTGAAGTGGTCCGTCTCGAATTGGTTGAGGTAATCGACTGCGCAAGCACGGCAGCGCCTCTCCCCCTTGCGCAGATACGTCCTGCCGCAACCACAAAGCACACGAACAAATGTAGACCTTTGATCACCGGAAAGTCAATGCAAATATGATATATGACACATGAATCGATGAAGCTCCCCGGCTTGCGCTGGGGAACCTGGAGAGAGGGGGAAACAGATTCGATAAGATTGTAAACTATGATCCGTAAATGTCAAGTTATATGGATGTTAGTTCCCTTATCCTTTGAACCTAAGATCCGCTTCCTAAGCCCTTCCTTGGCGACGTGGACGTAGCAGCGCGTGGTATCAATCGACTCGTGCCCTAGGAACTCCTGAATGTCGCGCAGGTCCACCCCGCGGTTGTAGAGATGCGTGGCGATCGAATGGCGCAGGGTGTGAGGGGTAACGCGCTTCGGGATGTCCCTGGCGAGGGAATGAATCGTCTTCTGCACCGTGCGCTCGCAGATGCGGTTCCCTACCTCGCTCGGGATCAGGTGGGGCGTACCACTCGGCCGCACCTTGAGCCATGCGTCGATGATCGCGGTAGCCTCATCGCTGATCGGGACGTAGCGTTCCCGGCCGCGCTTGCTGTTCATGACGTGGATGAAGCCGCCGGCCACGTCCTCGACGTTCAGGTGGCGCACTTCCTTGTTGCGTAGCCCGCCCTCGTAGAGCAGCGTCACCATGGCCAGCTGGCGGGGATTGCGGATCCTGCGGTAGAGTTGGGCCATCTCCCCTTCGGTGAGGAACACGGGCAACGGTTTGGGAGCGTTCAGGCTCTCGCAATCGGCTGCGGGATCATGGCTGACCAGCTTCTTGCGCCTGAGATACTTGAAGAACCTGCGGACGGCTACCCGGTGACGGTTGACCGTGCTGGCCTTGACCCCGCGCTCCGTTTCGTAGAGCGTCCAATCATCCCATTCATCCTGCCCGAAGAACTCCACGGGGCGCTTCCACCATTCCGCCCAGGCCCTCACGTCCTTGACGTATTCCCTCACCGTCTTTTCGGCTCTCAGCGCCGACAAGTAGTTAGAGAATCCCTGGATCAGTACAGCGGTGTCTGTCGCTCCCTGCTCCCCTGCCCTAATCTCAGGAGAGTGCATCCGGTTTCCTTTACCGGACGGCACCCGATCGCGTAGGTACTATACCTACCCCTTGCCGTCTTACCCCGATACTGCCCCATGTGAATGCCCGATTAGGACATGGGTACTACAAGAAAGTGAACGCCCGTTCAATCTAACTTTGATCTCAGGTTTCCCCCTAGAACCCCATATCTAACACTCTATGGGTAAGAGCGTTCACACGATGGAGCGTGAATCTTTTGTGAATCGGATTTATTTCCTTGACACTGGTTCCGGCGTGGGCCATACTGAGCCTGTCACCAATGAATACGAAAGAAACGAACGCGAACCCGACGAGAGCCGCCGGCCCCGCCTCTGTGTTCATTGGTGACACAACGGACACGTCTTCGGGGTCGGTAGCTCTCACTGGGTTCGAGAAGGGAGAAGCCTTGACGGCTAATCCATATTATCGCGGGGGAGAACTCGCCAGCGCTGAGGCTCAGACGGCCCCGGTCGCCGTTGGCATGGAATCCCCCACGGATGCCGCGTGGCGCATCATCTCGGAATGGAACCTCGAGAAGGGCTACGTCAGCGCCGAGTCCCTCCTGCGCCTCTCCAGAGTGCTGCACCCGGAGGTGATCCAGTGAAACGCTTCTGGTGCAGCTGCTCCAATCCCAAGTGCAACGCAGGGGCCTGGGTGTCGGAGTTCTCCAGCGAGTTCGGCTGCCTGTTCGCCGCAGACGCCTACGGCGAGGAATGCACGGAGTGCGGTGGGGACGTGGAAGTAGGGGACGAATACTCCCCGGGAGACTGCGCGTGATCGCTGCATGGCGCGACGACTACCCCAACATCCGCTGGGAATGGCGGGTGTTCATGGGCGGTCAGTTCGTGACGTACATGAACGCCACGGTGCCTGAGATGATCGAAGCGCAGAAGCACCTTACCTTCGCGCTCGACGTGGAGTGTCTGACGGTCGACTTACTTTAGCCCTCTCTTATCTCGGGCTGGGTGAGGAGCCACCCGCACCCAGCCCACATAAAACGAAAGGACGATGCGATATGCCGCCAACCGGATTGATCGAATCGAAGACGAACGGACACTCCCTCACGCAGATCGACGCTGAGACGCTCTCCAAGCTGGTGCTGAATGGGGATCTCGCCTCGATGACCCAGGACCAGAAGACTGCGTACTACGTCTACCGCTGCAAGGCGGCCGGCCTGGATCCCGCTACGAAGCCGTTCGATCTGCTCACGCTGAACGGGAAGCAAGTCCTTTACGCAACGAAGGAGTGTTCCGCCCAGATCAGCCAGCGGGACAAGCTCTCCGTCACCGTCGTCACGGATGGGGCGGTAGCGGACATCTACCGCGTGGTGGCTCGTGCCACGTCTCCAGATGGACGCTGCACCGATGACATGGGCTGCGTGAACATCAAAGGCACAACCGGAGATGCGCTCTGCAACGCCATGATGAAGGCCACTACGAAGGCGAAGCGTAGGGCGATCCTGACCCATGCGGGGCTTGGAATGCTGGATGAGACGGAGCTCGAGACGATCCCCGAGGCGTCCAAGGCGAGAGTCACGACGCCTGTCAAGCCCGTCCAGTCTGCCGACGCTGACGCGGTGCCCCATTCGGTCACGGATGGCGCTCCCGCGCCCGTAGAGCCCGCGCCGGCCGCAGACAGCAAGCGCCCCACCGATTGCGAGCGCGTAGGGATCCTGCGGACCCAGGAGAAGCGCGGCACCAAGAAGGACAAAACCCCCTACGTCCGTACCGGGGTCGAGATGGCCGCCGCTGACGGCTCCCCCTTCTGGGCAAACACGTTCAGCACCACGGACGCGGCTATCGCCAAGAAGTGCCAGGACGCTGGCCTGGACGCATGGGTCAAGACGCAGAAGAACGGCGAGTTCCTTGACCTCGTGTACATCGAGGCCATTGAAGGCTAAATGCCCAAGAAATACATCCTCAAGACGGATGAGGAGCTCGCCCAGCAGATCCGCAAGCAGCTGGCGGATGACGGGACCGCGCCGATCGACTGGGCGCACGAGGCTGCGATCGAGGACATCAAGAGGTTCTTTGTGGATGACAAGGCGGCTGGAAAGCCGCAACAGGAGCCGCGGCCCGGGGGATCTGAGGGGTGAAAAGGGCCGTGTGACCGGGGGATGGGGCCTCGCCTGGGTGAGGGGCAGGCCCAGTAAACCATGATCGACGTAAATGACCTCCCCGAGGACGTGCGGAAACAGCTTGAGAAGGCTGGGCAGATACCTAGATCCAAAAGGCGTGCCGGCGTTACGTCGCGGACGACGGCTTGGAAGGATGTACCAGCGATGGGATGGGTGAAACACGTGGCTTGTGGGTGGGCGGGCACCGGAGAGTGCTTGTACTGCCCGGAGAGAGAAGGGGCGGCAGATGGGGAAGTCTCCAGCATTCCAGTTCTACCCTGACGATTGGCTGGGCAGTACGAGGATCACGCTGATGACGCCAGCGGAAGAGGGGGCCTATATTCGCCTGCTAGCGCACGCCTGGAACAGCCGGGATTGTGCCATTCCGGACGACGATGAAACCCTCTCTATTTTGTCTCGCCTGGGGCCCAATTGGGAAGCCTCCAGCGAGATCCTCCGTGCGTGCTTTAGGCCAGCGAAAAACGGTCGGCTCGTCAATGACCGACTGCTCGATGAGAGGAAGAAGCAGCTAAAGTTCCAGAAGGCAAAGAGTTGCGCTGGTAAGGCTGGCAACGAAAAGCGATGGCACAGCGATCGCACAGCGATGCCTTTGCGAGTCGCAAATCATCGCTCTTCATCTTCTCTTTCTTCTTCTTCTCCTATTCCTAAAGAAGAGGGGACCGTACAGGCCCCAGCCCCCCCTCGTGGCTCTGTTCGCTTCCTAGCTCAGAAGTGGAACAGAGGGCCCGGGATCCACCTCAACGGCGATAAGGCTTGTGAGCAAATCCAGGCTGCGATTGACGTAGGCGTCGACCCCCAAGGCATCGACGTCGCCTTTTCAAACGACGAAGCAATCAAGGGGCGAAAGATTTGGGAGGTATTGGACCCCCTACGCCCTACCCAAAAAGCATCGGTAACTATTGCCAGGAGAGACGCGAATGGACCCCCTAAAGTCTAACCCGCTCCAGTCGAACGAAACTGAAATGGCCTACTTGGGTAGTCTCCTGTTCGACAACCGGCAGATCCCCGATACCGCGGCTCAGATGCACCGCGGGATCTTCGTGGCACCAAAGCATCAGGTGATCTTCGATGCGATCCTCCGACTGTTCACCAGGGGTAGCAAGGTGGAGTTGGTGCTGCTTCGGGACGAACTCGACAGCCTGAAATCCCTGAACGCCGTGGGCGGTGCCGCTTACCTGATGTCCCTAGTGGATGGGGTCCCGAATGCGGAGCACGCCCCCGAGTACGCGAAAACGCTGATCAGCCTGTGGCAGCGCAGGACGCTCACTCGGATGCTGGATGAGATTAAATCCCAAGTCCTCGCGCCACAGGCTCAAGGCGAAACGCTGGACGCGATGGGGGTCATCAATCGGGCGATCCAAGCGATCGGAGACTCTCAGGGTGGCGAAGCGGTGGTGTTCCTTGAGTCGCTGTTGAGTGACGCCCTGAACGTTCACGCTCACACTGAAGCGACAACGGTCACGAGGATCGGCAAGATAGACGGGAATATCAACCTGTTCACGCCAGGGGAGTTGACCATCGTCGCCGCCCGCCCGAGTATCGGCAAGTCCTCGTTCATGCGGCAGATTTGCGCGAATGCTGCGGACAGCGGCGTAGCTATGATCTTCTCGCTTGAAGTGACGCCGAAGGTGTTGGCGCTTCAGTTCGCTTGTGAGATCGCAGGCGTGCCGTACTGGAACTACTCCAGGGGGTTGGCGACGGAAGAAGAGGTTCAGCGCGTAATTCTCGCTTCCGGGTCGGACATCTTCAGGAACGTCGCCGTCTACAACCGCACGAACGTTTCCGCCCTGGACGTCTCCCTCGCGGTCACGCAACTCAAGGCCAAGGGCCGCAAAGTTGTCGGGGTGTTCGTTGATTACCTGGGGCTGATGCGCCACGACAGGTCAGAGCGGAATGACCTTGCTATCGCCGCTACCACGCGGCTGCTTAAGCAAATCGCCCTCGAAAAGCAGGTTCCCGTTGTCCTCCTCGCGCAGTTGAACCGCGAGATTGAGAAGCG